GAATCCCTCCTCCACCGAGGTTCAAACTCGGAAAAGACCCGGTGATTAGCTAAAAGCCAACCACTTCCTACCATAGCCTGTCACAGCGTCACGCGGGAGCAAGTAGCCCTCGCCGACGATGTGGCCGAGCAAGGCGGAGGCCAGGATGGCGTCATCGGAAAAGCCCCACAAACCGACCTTACGGAAGGAGATAGGAACGTAACCTCTGACGTATCTGATCCATGGATTGCTCCTCTTGCGGGAAGTCCACCACATCGATGAATCGGGCTCGTGAATTACGGCATCGCCGAGCTCACAGGGACCGAACAATCGAAGATTGGTGGGGAGTCCATCAAGAAGGGCCAATCGAGCTCTGTTCATATCGTACTCTCGTACGATATTCCCAGAGCAAGATCGTCGGATACCGTTCAGAAAAGCAATGCACTCTTCAGGACGATTGACAGAATTCTTCAGATAGAAGGGCCTAACAGCCCGACCACTGAAGAAATCGCCACCACAACTCTCACGGAAAGGACCCGAGACAAAAGTCTTAGACCGATTCGGTGTAAAGCCGCAGAACCGAAGCATGGAGATCACATCCTCTGAGTAGACTGAGTCAAAGATCAAGTCATCGCCGAAGGCGAAGACATCACGGCCGATGCGACCGCCAGTAATGGCAGCCGTAAGGGCAGCAAAGATCAGAGTCTCAAGCTCAAAGGTGAAACCATTACCCATAGAGGAAAATTTCTCGAGGGTAACCCACTTACCGGAAATGAATGTCTTTTTCGACCGAAGGTCGTTGAGACGCTCGTACCAGGAAGAGGGAAGTAGGAGCTTGACAAGGTTCCTACAAATGGTATCGCTGGCATTCGAAAGATCAAGCGTAGCAAAAAGGCCATTGTTAGAGGCCTCACAGGCTAACCGCCTGTGTTTATCACTCGCTTCGTCAAGGTTCAAACCATGACGGCTAAGTCGTGTTCTAATAACCTGGCCAAGGCCAAGTTGATAGAAGACATTGATAGAAGGTTCGATGCAAATGCCTCGTCTCTTCGTCATGTCTTTGGGAACAGTAGTAAAACGGTTCCCCTTTACGAACTTAGGCTCTTTCTCGGATGAAACGACGGAAGTTGCCCATCGAGTACCGCTCCATTGAAACAGAAACGGCCAAGCATCCGAAGTCAAAGTCGGATCTGATGACATTTTGTCGGCCACCGTAGTGTAGCCGCCACGATCTCCGTATGTCGAGCCAGGTCCGTGGCGTCCATCAAGGACGTCAGGACAAGGTCCAAGAACGTCAGAGATTATTTTTCGCGCCTTGGTGAAAAAAACACTAAGACGCCTCTCGTAAGGCGATGCAGAAGCACCGTCGAAGAGAGGGTAAAGCCTGACGTTGGCTCGAAAGCACTCTGCTTCGCAAGAGAAAAACGTTTTCACGCAATTCTCTTCAAGGAGCTTAGAGTCGTGGGGCAGGTCTTCGTTCTTTTTAAGAAGAGCGACAGCTTGCGCATCACGCCAATAAGACTCCGGATCGAAGTAGTGACTCGGCTCAGCTTTCAAGTTGACAAGCTGATCCCATTCCCCATGCTTAAACAGCAAATAAGCTGCTAAAGACTTCGGGGAGGAGAGACCCTCGAAAATTCGTAGGATCGCCTTTTCTGCATGTTGAGAGAAAGGCACGGAAAGATCTCCTCTAAATGGCTTGTACTACGACTTACGTCGGGGCAAAGCCGGAGTTGATCGAACCGGTGATCATGGCATCATGAAGCAGAGCCGTCGCTTGCGCGGCGAACTCGGCCAGGTCGGTCGCAGCGACGTCCTGAGGGACGGCGATGCTGAACGACATGTTCATGGTGCTCCGAATCTTCGTGAGGGAAGAGTTCGTGTCGGTGTACACCGACGGGAAGATGACCTTCCCGTCCAACCGGCGCACGGTCTGGTCAGCATTCCACTTCCCCGAGAGGGAGAGGGTGGGCTGCTGACCGACGGTACCGGAAGCCGAGGTCGAGCGCCAGAGCGCGGGGGAGTTACCCGCCGCGCCATTGACGCCCGACCACGTGATATTGGTGGTGTTGTCGGCTTTCTTGACAACGATGGAAGCGATCGCGGTCATACGACCCTTTCATATGTGCTCGGTTGAGCACAGTACTTCTACAAATGCTGCAGAAGCAGAGAAATCCCGGTCACAGCCCGAGTTAGGCTGAAACCCTTAAAGGATTTGAGGACAGGAGAGGGCCCGACGGTACCAGAACCTCGACTACAGTCAACGGTTTCGTTGCTGTAGGCAAAGCTATAGTAATCCTTCTGGTCCCACCAATCTTCATGGTCCAGTTGATTTCTCGAGAACGTGGTAAAGTACGCATCCTCTTTGGTCAGACCGACAAAGTCAGTCATCGCGTTAAGGCATTGCGATACGTTAGAAAACCAGTCTACCACAAAAGAATATGGTATCAGGTTCCACGCTACAGTTAAAGGGTTCACGACCCCAAACTGATTTGCGAGGTAAGCATTCGGATTTGATACCCGTATCTTGCAGCTCTGGCGAATAGAGTAACTCTTACGATGGTCGGTTATACCGACATAGACCTGTCTTCCGACAGGATCATATTGGTAAGTCCTACTCTGATCGCGTTCGCGGTCGATACTTCTCCCCTCGATCGTTCTAAGGCCAAAATCGGTCTTGGAAAGAGTTTGGAGAGACGAATGCACATCTTGCATCAGAGGCTGAAAGCCAAAGTGATACTCGAGCCAGCGATTACCGACGGACTTCGCATTGCGAATACGTCGTTGTTGCTTGTTCGAGAGTTCACCGAGGCCGAGAGTCTTAGCTGCGGCAAAGATGTTCCCCGTTTTGATCTGCTTAGTAGCAGAAGTAATAGTCGATAGCGCATGAGTCATCAAATCGATAGACTGATGAGCTTCAGCCAGGTTTTCGCCCCAAGAAGAGGCGTCACCTATCTGACCGACCATCTTTTCATAGCTGTTGTTGACCGCTTGCTGACTATACCAGAAAGAAACTGGTAAAATCATCCCGTGGCCACCATCAGGGCTATAGTCAAGATGCCGGGTGTTACGGAGGCAATTAAAGTGGAAGGGCAGAGGCCTACGCCATGGCTTCGGCTGGGTATTCCAGCTTCGGAACATGTCGTAGGTCGTATATGACCATCCACCTTGATCAATACCGTAACGAACCTCGGTTTTACTCTTCGCTGTCATGGTCTTTTTCCCATGAAGTGTCGTGACACATCAGCGGCGACGCGCGCGAGAACCGCCGTACAGTGATTGTACGACGCGCGCGCGTACATGAAGCACTGAGTTTCTAAAGCTCAGATAAAGCCCTAAGCGGGCCGCTTCACAGAAAGGTCGTCCTTCAACGAGAAGGATACGAGTGAGGTTCAGGAAGGGAGGAATTCAGGGCGGTACCCAAAGCGCTGGCCAAGGCCACCGCCAGGGCCGCCAAGAGTTTCTTCCAAGTGAACTTCATAGTATTCTCCTCAGAGGGACG